AAGGAGTCTTTGTTCCGGCATGCATTACGCACCGTCTCGTAGAGGTCCGTCTGATTCTTGCAGTCGTAGAAGATGTCGTCCCACTCTGCCCCACTGGTCATCATCTTGTACGCATACGCGCCTTCAGTTGAGTCCAGCATCCCTGCGGTTGTAGTAAAGATGTTACCGAATGGCAGGCCGTTCCGTTTGGCTTCTTCACGGGCGGCACCACCACCTGCCAGCATTACACCGAGCGAGATGTGCACGTTCTTCAAGAACGCAATCTCATCCGCATGCTGATGCGGTACGGTCAAACCCCGACCCAGGTTACGCGCGGCGTCTTCATCCTTCTGAGGGATGTACACCACCATGCGGTTACCTTGGGCAAGGTTGGTGAATTCTTTCTGGTTGTCCGTGTCCTTCTTGGTGATCTTCACCAAGTACTTGGGCAGCAGACCTCGCAGTTTCTTCAGGCGGTTGATGTGTTCCTTAAACAAGTCACCCTTGGTAAATAAGTTGGAACGGGCGTTTCGAGCCCCGAACACTTGGTACCATACGCTGATACCGTCCGCATTCAATGACTTACCGGTCTGACGGATCTGGACCAGGAAGTAATCAATGTGGTTAAGGAAGCACCACCACAAGGAGATGTTGCCTCGGTTCGCATTCAAGCTGACGGGCGTGTCACCCGCCGTGGGCGGAACGCGCATGACCTCTCGAATGAAGTACCACGGGTTGAAGGTACACTCCACCCGGATCTTAAACATCTGTTCTTCTGTCAGGTGGTCAGAGAACGGATCAACCCCTTGCAAATCAGGCTGCATGAGTGCCAGCATGAACAAGTGGTTCTTGACACCCATCGACTTTAACAGACCTGAGAACTCCAAGAACGATTTGTTCTTCGTCTTAAGGTCCCAGAACGCCGTCGGGTATCGATCCCAATCTTCATCAAAGAGAATCGTTTCCATGAATAATCACCGGAGACCTTGCGGCCTCCGGTGCCTATGCTGAGGTTAGTTGCTCTGCTCAACTGCCAGCCCGGTAACACCCAACTCCAGACGCGAGTTAGACGTGTCACGCAGCCAGCGGATGTAGACGGTTTCACCAATTGCCACGTCATTGAGGATCGAGAATTCTTGAGCCCATTGACTGAGGGTGAACTCGTACTGACGTCCTTTGGTTTGAACGACAAAGTGAGTCGGCATTGGAGCCTTGGGTTCACTGGTGTCGTCGAACAGAGGGTTGACCCCGTAGAACAGTTTATCAAGCCACTGCGTTTGAGTCGTGCAGTTGTTCTTGAGAGACATGTACGACAGGTTGACGTTGACGAAACGGTTGCTGGCAATGAGACCATCGCCGTAGAACTCGAGCTGGGTTGGGTCAAGCTTGACTTGCCACTTGGTGCCCTTCTCATTACCCGCTTGACGCAGGGCGATCTCGGTGTTCTGGACAAACTTGTGCGCGGTGAACATCGGGTCGACTTTATTCAGCTGCACACCGAACTTCAGGCGTTGACGGCTGGTGTAGTTCTGACCATCGAAGACGGCCTCGTTCTCCGGGGTCTCCACGATGTTGCGTGGCAGACGGTAGTACAGGTCGCGGTCGATGCTGAACAACCAGAAGTCGAGGTCGTAGCGCGAAGCGACTTTGTTCCACGTCGGGTACACGTACAGCTTGAGGCTGAAGGCGTTGTCCACGGCACCGGCTTTGATTTCAAACGGCTCTGTGATCATGCCGTTCTCAGTCATACCGTGTTCGATGGAGTATTCGTCCTCGGACAAACGATACGCCAAGGTCATGGGCATCTTCGCCGACTGAATGGTCGGGGTGTACCACTGCAACCCATGGAGCGACATCTTGCCCAGACCATCCAGCGTGATCGGCACATCGATCAGTTCGCCCGTGCTGTACAGGACCTGACCAGTGATGACCAAGGTCTTAATGTCAGCGTTGATCGGTACGATGAGCAACCGTGGGTCAGCGTCGGACAGGTAAGGGCTCTTGATGCTGATCGACTTGACCTGCTTCATGCCCGCTTCACTGCGACGGACCAAGGCCGTGTTTTCCACCAGCATGGTCGCGTGGGACAGCGCAGGACCGGACGCACTGTACAGCACGACCGTGACCACTTCCCCGTTGTTCAGCTGACGGTTGGTGTTACCAGCCATGGGTGCCCAGATCGCCCGGTTGTTGATGTCATCTGTGGCCACCAATTCCAGTGGGATGTTCTCCCCTTGGAACTCTTGAGACGGCGTGTAGTAAGAACTGATGACTTCGCCGGTCGCTTCGCTGATGTCCGTGCCCAAGAAGACCTTGTAGCAGAACGCATCGGAGCGGTACAAATGCAGACGGCCATCGACTTGCAGGCTGTACGGCATTTGGCGGGTGTCAATGTAGACACGCCACGTCTCACTTTGCTTACCAGTGCCCACACCCAACAGCACGTCGACTTCGACGTCCGAGTTACTCCCCGGTTGCAACACCCATGGGATCGAGGTACTGAGCCCGGTGGTGATGTCGATGGTGGTCACGCGGCGGAACCCGACGTCCCAGTCAATGAGCATGTCATCGACGTTAGGGCACCACAGTCCGACGCCGGTAGGACCGGTGAAGATTTCTTTACGCAACCAGACCTTGAAACCTCGGGCCAAGTCCACATAACCGATATCGGGTACGACAGCATTAGGTGCTACCGTCCCGTTAGAAGCAATGACTTCTGACATTTTATCAACCACGGGGTGTTACCCCCGTGCTCCGTGTGATCGATCTACTTACGCCACTGGCGCCAAAGGACGGATCGAGATGAACTGACTGATGTTTACTTTGTCCTTGAGGTACAGACGAATCACACGCCTCAGGAAGTTGTACTGATACACCCCGAGTTCGAATGGCTCGTAGCTCTCATGCGGTTGGATGTTGACGTAGTCAGGATCGAGGTTCTTCATCGTGGGTTCATACGCCAGCAACCACTCGTACGGCTGACCGAGTTGCTTGACCAAACTTTCCGGGTACGTGGCACCATTGATCGCCGATTCAGCGATGTAGCCCGCGTCCAGGTCGTGCATGATCTTGCTGATGAACGGTGAGTAGATCACATGAGGGCCGGGGATCAGGTTTGGACCTTCAATCACAGGTTCGCCCATCTTCACCGTCATGTAGTCTTCGATCTCTTTGTCCGTGGCCAAGGCGAGTTGACGCATGGCGTAGGTGTCCTCCAGCGTCACGCCTCGCAACGGAACCACCGGCTCAATCACTTGGTACGGCGCACCGTTTGCCACGTTGTTCAACCGTACACCAGGCTTGTCTTCGGTCCAGTTCATCTCCGAACGAGAATACAGACGACCACCCGCAGTGACACGGATCACTTTGTCGTCGCGCAGGTTCCACCGGTTGTTCCGGGACAGCCAACCTTGTTCAACAAAGCCGAACTCCGCCTGTTCAATCCGCGACATGTCCGTGTTGCAGAACCCAGTACCGCGGATCGTGATCCGGTTGGACGTGTTCGGTGCTTGGTTACGCCACACCTTGTTGACGATGCAAACCTCTTTGCCCGTCATGAACCAGTCCAGCCCCTCAATGATCGGGTGACCGTTGAGCCACAGTTCCAGTACGCCCTGGGAGATCTCGCTCAAGTTGAGGTAAGGGGTGCCATCAATGCGCACTTCTTCCACGTTCAACGAGAACCGCAGCAGACCATCCGGGTAGTTCAAGTCAAGGTTGTACGTGAGGAACCCGTCATCCTTCTTGATGGCCGTGTAGATCCGCTTACGGTCGACGTTCCAGACGATGGTCTTGCCGACCACGGAATAGAACGCTGCATCACCGGTCACATCTTTCCATTGATCGTCGGGGAACCCGTTGACCATGTTGCAGACGTAGCAGCGGTAATTGATCCCATCCACGATGGCACCGTCAGCACCGTACACCGTGGAACTGGCACGACTGCCTTTGCCCACAATGGCTTCGATGTACTTGCAGTTCAGGTTACGGGTCACGTACCACTGAACGTTGGTGTTGAGGTACCACCCCAGCAAGAGGCCATTGGCATCGTACTCGTACACCGTGCT